CTTACAGCCGATTGAGTTTAAGGGTCGTGATTTGGTGATGGTAAAAAGCTATCGCCGAATGATTTTTGCGACCAATGAAGCGTGGGCGGTACCAAGAGGTGAGGGTGATCGGCGTTATGTGGTCACGGATGTGAGTGATAAGCGTAAGGGTGATTATGCTTATTTTAAAGCGATCCGTGACGAAATGAGTGTGGGGGGTACTGAGGCCTTGTTTGATTATCTATTGAATGTGGATATTTCCCAGTGGCATCCGCGCTCTATACCTGGCAAGTTACAGTTGTGCGGCTGGGAGCTTAAGATTCAATCGGGCGGCTCTATCGTGCAGTGGTGGTTTGATATGTTGCAGCAAGGTTGGTTAAAGACTGATAGATATGCCGAGGATGATGTCTGGCCGCCCATGTTGTTGGTGACTGAGTTACAGGCTGCTTATTTAGCCTGGTGTATGAGTTATAAGATAACCCACCCTGAGTGCTCGGTGGTGGTGGGCAAGAAGCTTAAAGAATGGGGTATCCATAAGTGTAGGCCACGCCAAGATAATCAAAGTCGTCAGGCTTTTTATCAGTTGCCTAACTTGGAGCAGGCTCAATTTAACTTTTCGACGCGCTTTTCTATCCCCCCCGAGGTGTTTGAAAGCGTTGAGCCTGTCGCTGTCCATAGTGGTCATGGTTTAGGGTAAAAATGGTCATAGTGAAAAAAAACCTCAGCCCGCGCCGTTCGGGGGGTGGTCATAGTGGTCATAGAGACAAATCGCCCACGTTTTGCAGTGCTGTAGGGATACCCTAGCCATAGATAGAGCGGTTTGTATTTTAATTATATAAAAATTTACTATGACCACTATGACCACTATGACCACGCCAATGAATTCAAGGGTTGTAGTGACCATAGATTGACCATAGTGACCATAGAGAGGAGGGTTTTATGAGTGATAAGCAACAACAGTGGTTAGCCATTCAGGAACAAACACCAGCGCTGGCGGCGTGGCTGATTGAAATGAATAAGCTGTTTGGTAAGCCTGCAGCGTTGCGGGTTGAGTTTCCTTCGGGCTTGGTGGTTGCGTCGGGTATTTTCAGGCATCCACGCACGACTTTACATTAAATACGGATAAGCACTTATGACCAATAAAATAGATGAGCATATTCAAACAGAAATCTTCGGTGAGGGTATCTGTGCGGTGTGTGGTCAAGATGTTGAGCCTACCTTACATAAGGGCAAGTTGGCGGTGCTGATGTGGTGCTCTTCGGCCTGCACTCAATCTTATGCGGCTCGGTTTTTAACTGATAAGCAAGCGGTGTTCTTTAAAGAATATTTGATTGATTTGAATGCGACTCAAGCGGCGCTTAGATCGGGTTATTCGACCAAAACAGCGCGGGTTATTGGTTCTGAAAACCTTACAAAACCTGCTATAAAACAAGCGATTAGCCTAGCTATGACAGAAAGAGCGAGTCATTTAAAATTGACGGCGACTAAGGTGATGACGGACATTGAGTTGGTGCGGCTGGATGCGATTAAACCACTGAACTCTCAATCGATGAATAATCATAGTGCTGCCTTGAAGGCTAGCGAGCTGCAAGGCCGGCATATGCAGTTGTTTGTGGATAAGGTTGAGGTTGAATTAACCGATACCATTGCTGATAGACTGCAACGAGCCAGGGAGCGGGAAAAAGATGCAAGCTGATTTAGAAAATGAGCTGATTAATAAGATCGCTACCTTTACTCATGACCCGCTGGGCTTTGTGCTGTTTGCTTTTGATTGGGGTGTCGGCCCTCTAGTTGAGTTTCCCAATGGCCCCGATAGTTGGCAGCGAGAAATTTTAACGGAAATCGCTCAGCAGCTTCGTGCTGGTATCTCTGCGACTGAGGCGATACAGATAGCCGTGGCGTCAGGACATGGTATTGGTAAGTCTGCCTTAGTGGCTTGGTTAATCGAGTGGGCGATGTCTACCTGCGAGGATTGCAAGGGCGTAGTGACGGCTAATACAGAGAATCAGCTTAAAACTAAAACGTGGGCGGAGTTGGCCAAGTGGCATCGACTCTGCATTACCTCGCACTGGTTTAAGATGACCGCGACCGCATTGTTTGCTAAAGATCCTGCTCATGAAAAGACTTGGCGCATTGATATGGTGGCGTGGTCTGAGGCTAACACAGAAGCCTTTGCCGGGATGCACAATCTAGGTAAGCGCATTTTGCTGATTTATGACGAGGCTAGTGCTATTTCTGATTTGATCTGGGAGGTGTCCGAAGGGGCTTTGACCGACTCTAATACCGAAATCATTTGGTGTTGCTTTGGTAATCCTACCCAAAACATAGGGCGCTTTCGTGAATGCTTTGGTAAGTTCAAGCACCGCTGGACGACTAAACAAATTGATAGCCGTACCGTAAAGATTAGTAACAAGACGCAGATTCAGAAATGGATTGATGATTATGGTGAAGATCATGACTTTGTGCGGGTACGGGTGCGTGGCGTCTTTCCTTCTACCTCAGCTAATGCGCTGTTTGGTATGGATGATGTAGAGGCTTCGATGGCTAGAATATCTCCGCTAAGCTCACAAGATCATGCCGCGACAATATTAGGGGTTGATGTGGCAAGACAAGGCGATGACTCTAGCGCTATTGCTAGACGCAAAGGCATGGTGGCCTTTCCGATTCGACTGATGAAAATCCCAGATACTATGTTAGTGGCTACCCAAGTGAGTCAGGAAATCGATAAGCATGAGGCCGACGCCTGCTTTGTTGATGAGACCGGCGGCTACGGGGCGGGGGTGATTGATGCCCTTAGGCAAATCAATAAAGATCCTATCGGTGTGCAGTTTGGTGGCAAGGCGACAGATAGCCGCTATTTTAACAAGCGCTCCGAAATGGCCTTTGAGCTGTCAAAGTGGGTGACCTCAGGCGGTAATTTGCCGGACGACCTTGAGCTGAAGGAAGAACTATGCGCTATGACCTACACTTTTCAAGGCGATAAATTTAGGTTATGCGCTAAGGACGATATTAAGGAAGCCATCGGTCGCAGTCCTGACAAGTTTGATGCCCTGATCCTAACCTTTGCTTATCCGGTATCACCTAAGCAAGCCACCCAAAACAACAGACCACGCACCGATGCGATGCGTGGCCATGATCCTTTTGCGAGATAACATGATTAAATGGCTTAGAGCTTCACATTGCGCAGTTCCCCTATCTTATCCCTGCTTAATGATGTTAGCGTCGGGTGATTCAGTCATTGGCGTATTTACACCTGATATGAAGGTTATCGCCTGGACGGTGGTTAATCTGCCTGACTGGCTGATGCTCAAGACTGGGTCGGGGGCTGGAAAAGTTTGTGGCGAGAATCATCCCAAGGCTACTTTATCTAATGATGACTGTACAACCATTAGGGCGGCTTATGATACTGGTTCATTCAGCTATCAACAGTTAGCTGATAAGTTCGACTGCTCCAAGTCTACAATTCGAGACATTATAAAAGAGCGGACTCGCTTTAGTGAGCGTTTGCATAAGTAGGCCGTGCGGATGATGTGACATCGACGCATTAAACTCTCATTAACTTTAAAAGTGAGAGTCATTATGTGTTCAGCGCCAGACATCCCAGCTCCAGCTCCACCACCACCTCCACCTCAATTAGCTCATGCGCCTGATGTAAAGGCTGTCGTTGCCGATACGGGTACTCAGAACGTAGCGCAAGGCGGAGGCGGTGTAACCACCACTCTATTGACTGGCGGCCAAGGTGATCCAGTTGCTGCTGGTACTTTAGCCAAGAAGACTTTGCTAGGCGCATAAGTGTCAGAAGAAATCAAGCTACTTAATAGCCGCTGGAACGCCCTTAAAATGGAGCGCTCAACTTGGCTACAGCAGTGGTCGGATGTGAGTCGCAACTTACTTCCGGTCAATGGTCGTTATTTCATTGGCGACAGAAATAAGGGCTTTAAACGCCACAATACTATTTACGATTCGACAGGCACTAGGGCGCTTAGAGTCTTAGCTGCTGGCATGATGTCAGGCATGACTTCGCCCTCACGACCTTGGTTTAGGTTATCCGTCACTGATACAGACCTGATGGAGTTCCAGCCTGTTAAGGTCTGGTTGAATGCGGTATCCGATCAAGTCAGTGATGTCCTGGCTAAGTCCAACTGCTATCGAGTCCTTCACTCTATGTATGAAGAGCTGGGCGCATTTGGTACCGCCTCTGCTTTAATTGCCGAAGACTTCAATAACGTCATTCATTTACATCCGTTCACGATTGGCGAGTATGCCATCACGACTAACTGGAAGGGTGAGGTCAATACTTTATATAGAGAGTTCGACAAGACCGTTGCTGAGATCGTCGGAGAGTTTGGCTTAGAAAACTGCTCATCTGTCGTTAAGTCTGCCTATCAGCGTGGCAGTTTGGATCAGTGGGTCACATTGATTCACGCTATTGAACCCAGAGCCGATCGAGATCAGTCTAAGAAAGACAATCTTAATATGCCGTTTAAGTCGGTGTACTTCGAGCGTAATGCCGGTGATAAGAAGGTTCTACGTGAATCAGGTTATCAGACCTTCCCTTGCGTAGCACCTCGCTGGACTACAGTCGGCGGTGATATTTATGGCGTTTCACCAGGTATGGAAGCGCTGGGCGATATCAAACAACTACAAGCACAGCAGTTTCGCAAGTCTCAAGCTATCGACTATCAAGCCAATCCCCCTATTCAAGTGCCATCGAGCATGAAGAATAGAGAGATCGAGTTATTCCCCGGCGGTATCTCTTATTATGATGCCTCCTCTGGTACTCAAGGGGTTAAGACTGCCTTTGAAGTCAATCTTAATCTTCAAACCTTGCTTATGGATATTCAGGATGTGCGGACCCGTATTAACGGGGCGTTCTTCTCTGATATTTTCATGGCTATCAGTCAGCAAGACACTCGCATGACCGCAACCGAAGTGGCTGCACGGAATGAAGAGAAGATGCTGATGTTGGGGCCTGTTGTTGAACGACTTAATAACGAGCTGCTTGATCCACTCATCGAGACAGTCTTTGAACGCTTACTGACTGCTGGCATGTTGCCACCCCCTCCTGAAGAGTTAGCCGGACATGATCTTAATATCGAGTATGTATCTATGCTGGCTCAGGCTCAAAAGGCGGTGTCAGTCAATGGGATTGATAGATTTGTCTCAAGCATGGGACAGATTGCCACCTTACGCCCTGATGTTCTGGATAAGTTTGATCCTGACCACTGGGTGGATGTGTACTCAGATAAACTGGGTATCGATCCAGAACTGATTATCAGTGGTGAGCAAGTTGGCCTAATCCGTCAACAACGCGCACAGGCTCAAGCTCAACAGCAAAAGCAAGCACAGCTGATGGAAATGTCACAAGCAGCAAAAAATCTCGGACAAACTTCAACTCAACCCGGCACAGCCTCTGGTGACATGCTAGCCAAAATGAAAGGACAACAACCTAATGGCTAGACAATTATTTTCAACGCTAGGCTATGCCGTCGGCGCAAAAGAATATACAGAGTTGGAAGGCATCCCGACGACTGCGACTGATGCCACTGCTTTAGTCAGTGGCCCTTGTACGGGTATTGCTGTCACAGGCGCTGGTAACGTCGCGGGGACTTTAGCGTCAGGTGGTACGTTCTTATTAACAGGCTTGATAGCAGGACAGATCGTTAAGATTAACGCCTCTATTATCGCTGCGACATCAACGACTGCGACTGGCATCTTCGCCTTGTATCCTGCGGGTAACTTGTAATGCTGAATAAGCCATCTCCCTTTATTAATGATCTTAACTGGTATGCACCATTAAGGGACCTGAAGGTCGTTGTGCCTAATGACGCTGCGGATCTTCCGGACGGCACTTGTAGGGCGATGATATTCAACGGTACAGGAAACGTAACCTTTGTAACTGCCGGAGACACTACCGTTACTATAGCGATCTCAGCAGCTTGGTTTGGTGTGCAGTACATTATGGCTAAAAAGATACTAGCTACTGGAACAACAATGCCAGCTAGCACTATATACGCAGGCTACTAGATGAAGCTTATTAGCATGAAGAAGGCCAGTGATGACATGGGTGATGCTGCTTACTGTATGCCCGCTAGATATGGCTACGGTTTGACGCTACATTTGGATGAGGATCAGTGTGAGTCTTTAGGTATCTCTAAAGCCCTCAAGGCTGGAACTCAGGTCACGTTACAGGCGATTGCTATCGTAACCTCTGCAACTGAGTCACTAGAGCGCGATGGCGACGACAAAGGCACTGACGTTAGTATTTGCTTACAGATCACCGACATGGGCTTGACGACGGGTAGCACACTCAAGAACGCAGCTAATCTGCTCTATGGTGCGGATGATAAGTAATCATTCCAGTTACGCTATGGATGAAGATTTAAGAGCGGAACGGGAACAAATTAGAAGGATACAGATGGCAGCCGAGTCGCAAGACTTTCAAGCCATCGCGACTTTACCAGAAGGTCGTCGTTTACTTAGGCGCTTGATGGGTGAATGTGGTGTCTTTCAGACCAGCTTTACCGGTGAAGGCTTAACCGCTGCACATAAAGAAGGCAAGCGGGTTATCGGGCTTTGGGTACTGGAACAGTTTAGTAGCTGCCCAGACTTATATATACAACTTTTAACGGAACAGACTAATGACCGAAGAAATAGCATCGACGACTGAAGAAGTTGCAACAGATGCCGTTATTGAAGCGACAGACGCCACTCTATTATCGACAGAAGCTCCTGAAGCGCCTGTAGAAATAGAGTACACAGACTTTACCTATCCAGAAGGAACAGTGGTTGATGAAACTATCCAAGACGCCTTTAAAAGTGCGGCTAAGGAAGCGGGCTTAACTCAGAAACAAGCTCAACACCTTACAGATATGGGCGGCTTGATGAGAACCAAAGTCATGGCAGATCATCAGGCACAACAAGCACAGGTCCATAATGATTGGGCTGAAGCGTCACGCTCCGATAAAGAGTTTGGCGGTGCAAAAATGGACGAGAATCTGGCTATCGCAGGCAAAGCGATCAACGCTTTTGCAACGCCTGAACTAAAAGCTCTACTCGATTCAACCGGCATTGGTAATCATCCTGAGATGAT